ACAATTCGGACGCGTTTACATCAGCCAAGGACGATTGGACGCACTACACAAAAACACACGCAGTAACAACCGCACAAGAACTTGAAAAGTGGCTTGAATTTCAAGAGAAATTCAAATCGAACGACAAGGATATTGCCGACATAGAGGAACAAATATTCAGTCTGACACAGAAACGCACGCAGGAGTTAAACAACCTGTCAAAGTCGTACATTGAAGAACGCGCGGCACTGAATGACTGGGACGACAACGGCGACAATCCTATTGACGCATTTACCCGTATTCGTGACCGCAATATGGCGGAAGTCGAGGCAGGACGTATGACGTGGGAGGACTATACGACAGAAATGTCAAGTATAGGTTCAACGTTATACGACAATATGACCGAATACAGTCGCGATTGGTTGGAACACCAAGAAAAATACAACGGTATGAGTGCCGCCGATTATATAGCAGGTATCGGCAGAATACAGACGTACACCGAACAAATGTACGCACAGGGTATAATCAGCCACAAAGAATATGTAGAGGCAAAAAACAAGCTGAACGAGGAATATTTGGACAAGCGTAAAGAACAAATTGAAAAAGAGTACGACATATCCAAAGACTATATCAGTGAACATACATATTTTAACGACTGGCAAGATAACGGCGACAGTCCGCTTGACGCGTACAACCGTGTTATGGATAGGCACCGTGAGGAATTGGCGAACGGCGAGTTGACACAGGACGAGTTCGACAAGTATCAAAGTGAATTAGGTTCGGATATGTATTCGGAACGTGTGGAGCAGTCAAAGAACTGGTTGGAAGAACAGCGCAAGTATTTCGGTATGACTGATGAAGAATATATCGCCGGTTTAAAACGTATTCAGCAGTATACACAGGAATACTATGACGCGGGGTTAATCAGTCGCAAAGAATACAACGAAAATATGACTGAACTAAATCACGATATGTTCGACCAAGCGGGCGAATCGTTTGACGATATGCTACAGCAACAACAGGACTACATCAACAAACTGCGTGATGAATTTTCTGCACAGGAACAGGCCCTACAGGACAGTTGGACGGTTGAGGACCGCAAGGCTGATATGTCCGAAACACAGGCGCAGTTGGATATTTACGCAAATGCAGTTACTGACAGAGGACAGCAAAAGTACAAGGAACTGCAAGAGCAGATGAAACAACTGCAACGTGATGAAGAACTGTATCAATTACAGGTCAAGAACAACGCCACGATTGAAAAACTGGAGGCGGAGTATGACGCGTTGGAAAACAGCAAGGCTGATTTCATCAAGTCTATTGCAACCAACATTGACAGTATAGACGTGACGGGTATTGTAGCGGATATAACACAGGAAGTCAGCGGCGGTAATGACAAGATAACCAAGACTTTGGGTGAGATTATAGAGGCTATTAAGGGCATTAAGATTGAACAGCAGAACTATAACAACAACAGTAAAATCACAATCAATACTACTGACAGTGCTGTTTTGGGTAGTTATGTATAACGTGCGGAGGTAGAAAATGCGAAACGGATTTTATTTTAAAAACAAACATTCAAACGATTTCGGAGTGACTGTACAAACACAGTCACGTCCGATTAAACCGGAAATGAAAACACAGACGTATGACAGTCCGTACATAGACGGTGAATATGATTTTTCGGCGGCAAATGCGTACAACCGTGAATTTTATAAAAATCGCGTATTTAAAATGAATTTGCAAATATCGGCGGCGGATATGTCTGAACTGAACAGCAAAATCACAAAAATCACAACGTGGTTAATGGGACACGGTGAGTTGATATTTGACGACACACCCAATGTCAAATGGAATGCGTCGGTTATTGAAACAATAGATTATAAACCCGAAAACTACGGCCACAAAGCCGTTATTTCGGTGTCGTTCAAAGTGCAGACGTGGGCGGCGTTGGTATTTGATATTTTTGACGGTCCGATTTTGGATAACCCAAACATCAAATTAGATGATGAAATACCAATCGGACCGAATGAATATTACACGATTACAACGGCAGGTGACAGTACAATACATAACACAGGTGACCGCCCTGTCAGACCTGTTTTGCGTGTTACAAACGTCACAAAACCTACAACGATAACCTGTAACGGTATCAGTATTACGGTGTCGGAAAACTGCGTTATTGACTGCGACAAACAGTCGGTAACTGACGTGAACGGCAACAGTATTATGAAAAAAATCAAAGGTAGTTTTTTTGAACTGGAAACAGGGGCAAATACAATAAATTTATCCACGACGGCAACGGTCGAATTTTCATTTTATCCACAGTATGTGTGGAATACAGAAACGGAGGATATATACAAATGGGACAGATAACATTTATGCGATTGCACGACAGATATACAGACAGTTTTGAAACGGGCGAGGTGCTGAATAACGCCTATAACGTCAAGGAAACAAGGATATTAAATGATACGGGTAGTTTGGAATTTGATTATCCGTATGATGAAAAGGCGCGTCTAATCAGTCAAAATATGTTGGTTAGCGTAAATAACCATATTTACGAAATCAGCCGAACAACACGAAATATGAGCGGTACAGATACATTACACGTTTACGGTACACCGCATTTTGTGTATGAGGCGCAGAAAGCGTTTATACCGACAATCGGCGACCATATCGGAAAAAGTTCAAGAGTGGTATTGCAAGCGGCGGTAAAGATTATTTCGGATTTCAAGGAAGAAGTCAAAGAAAAGTGTATTTTTCACATTATGACAAATGCGGAGCTAAGCGAAAAAGGAATGAAGTGGGTTGCAGATAATGAACTGCTGATTGATTTTTTCTCTACCGACAAAACAAATTTGTGGGACGTTATAAAAACGATAATAGAAAATTTGGGGCGTGGCGAGATATTCCACGAAACAACTATCGACAGTAATAACAACATTGTATGTAACATTGCTATTGTTGAACGTATCGGCACAGATAACGGCGTCAGACTGCGTTTAGAAAAGAATATGCAAAGCATATCAATAGAACGCAACGTAAGCGATATGATAACACGTTTATGGGCGTTCGGCAGTGATGATTTAACAGTCAGCAGTGTAAACGGCGGCAAAGCATATATAGACAGTCCAAACATTGAAAAATACGGTGTGCAAGAGGGGTACAAAGATTACAGCGACTATACGTCAGCGGACAAACTGTACCGCAATGCAAAGTGGGAATTTGATGAGGATAACGAGGATAGAATTGATGCACCGCAGTTGACAATCAGCGGTAAATTGATTGACCTATCAAAATTAGCTGAATACGGTGCGGCGGAAAAGTTGGAAATAGGCGATACGGTACACGTATTTGACATAGACGGTACGGAATATGTGCAGAGGGTAATTGAGTATCAGGCATATCCGTTGGAGCCGAAAGAGAGCAATATATCAATCGGGCATATCAGACGTGATTTTTTTATCGGACTATGGCAGACAGAACGGGCAACAAAGAATCATGCAAAGTGGCAGACTGCGAATAACAGTGTAAATATCCGAAAAGTACAAGGAACGGTGAACACAGACCGAAACGAAGTGCAGAGCGACAACGAGCTGTTGAAGATTGTCGGCGATTTGCTGACGATAAAGGACAGTCAAAGAGATAGAATACATATCGGTAATGATGAAGTTGATAATAAAAAACAATTTGTATTTCTGTTATATGACGTTGACGGAAACCCTGTAATATTTTTTGATGAAAAGGGTAACGGAATTTTCAGCGGTACAATAAGAGGTGCAAAGATTGAATCAGATACTGACATCAATGTAAATAAAGACGCAAGTGTAGGACAGTATTTAAGAGTTGGATATATCAGCTCATATGTAAACGACGAGGGCAAGACGATATATAAATGGTCTGATGAAAGCGGTATATTATTAAGCGGATATACAAGCATTAAGACTACAAACGGCGGTAATAACCTTGCAATCGGAGCGATGTCATCAATAGAGCTTAATGCTGCTAAAGTTATGCAGAACGGTAAACGATTATTAAACGAAAATGATTTAAACGATATTACGGAAGCAATTGAGCAGTTAAAAGCAAAATATCAAAATTAGGAAATTAAAAAATAAAGACCTGTACTATCCTTGTGTACAGGTCTTTGTATTATCTCAAACTATTTATGACAGGTATAACAGTTGAAACATAATAATCATATGGAATTAGGGAGTTATCGTCCTCTGGGTGCGGTATATTTGAAAGAATGGCTACACCATCATCACGAGTGCTATCATAAAACCTAACCGATGTAAACTTGTATTGACCTAACCCGATATCTTGGAGCATTTCTTCAATGTTCGATTTGCGGACATATTGCACACCGTCAATTACTTCGATTGCGACTTCCGGCAAAGGCGATAAGTCGGAAGTTGTTGACGGCTTTACAGTCGGTGTCGGTGTTGGTTGTGCGGCGGTATCTGTATCAATCGTAATAGTGTTGTCACTGAAACCAACATTGAAACCGCCGACAGCGTCGGCAACGTCACGTAATTTGAAATATGTATTATCGTTGATGTTGTAACCCTCTATCGCTGTTTCCGTACCGTTTACGGCAACAGGGAACGGGTTAGCCGTTACGGCATATTCTACGGCGAAACCTGTCGCTGTCGCACAGATTATACCGCCTGTTATAAAACCTAATATAAATTTTTTCATAATAATAACCTCCTTTTTTGAAAATAGTATATACCAAATAATAAAAAAATTCAATAAAATTTTGAAAAAAGTATTGACAAATGCGTATAAAGGGCGTATAATATACAGTGTAAGGAGGAGATGAAGTGAAAAGAAAAGATTTCATCAAGCTGTTAGAAAAGAACGGCTGGACATTGAAACGCAATGGCGCAAATCACGATATTTACCATAACGGTAAAGAAACAGAGCCAATACCACGACACAGAGAAATTGATGAAGATTTAGCTAAAGCAATCATCAAAAGACGGGGACTTAAATAAGTCCCTTGTCTGGTGATTATAAATATATATTTTTTAAGGAGGAATAAATATGCGAGAGGCATACCCAATAATTTTAACGCGGGGACAAAAATACGTTGTTGTATCAATACCTGATTTTGATATTAATACACAAGGTGAAGATTTTGCAGACGCAATGGAAATGGCAAGGGACGCAATCGGATTAATGGGAATAGATATGCAAGACGACGGGAAAGAATTGCCGACACCAACACCAATATCAGAATTAACAGTTGAAAATGGTGTTGTGACATTGGTAGATATAGATTTTGATATTTACCGTCGTAAAAATGAACTACGGGCAGTCAAAAAAAATTGTACTATTCCGAGTTGGTTAAACTATGAGGCGGAAAAAGCAAATATTAATTTTTCACAAGTATTGCAAAATGCGTTAATGGAACAGCTAAAAATTAGCCGATAAAACAAACAGAAATTAAGCACCTTTCGGGGTGCTTTTTTCGTACCAAAAATGAGGTGATAAAATTGTACACAGGAATACCACCATAGCACGCTTACGGCGTGTTTTTTTAATGAAAAATCCCAATCAATTACGATTAGAAAGGAATGATAAAATGAAATTAAATTTTAATTTTGACGGAAAGACGTTTTTATCGAAATGGTGGAAGATTGTTCGTGATAATTTCACGGCAATTCAAACCGACCACAACACACTGTCCGACAAATTGGACACAGAAATAACGCAACGCACCAACGCTGATGTAGGTTTGGCAGACAAAATCACCGCCGAAACCAAGGCGAGGGAAAGTGCGGATAGTTCGTTAAGCAGTCGCATAAGCAAAGAAGTGACAATACGACAGGCGGCGGATAATGAACTGCAACGTAATATTGACAGTGAAATCACCGAAAGGCAGACGGCAGACGGCAAAAAGGCTGACAAGACAGAGTTGTACGGCACTGATGAAACAACGAAACATACTGTTACATATTCATTGACTGCGGCGGATATGGCTGTCAGTATCGACGCAGGACACAGTACAGGCACGGTTACAGTATCGGGTAACACGGTTAAATCAAAAATCCTGTTAGACGGTTATTCAATACAGGCGGCGGATTTATCAGCAACGTTCGGTTGCGGAAAAGGTGAGGACGGCGACAAATATATTTGTATATATTATTCACCCGAAACAGGTACACTGACAATGACGGTTGAAGATGTTGAAACGTCACCGGAAGAGGGAACTGTCGCATTAATGACGGTAGGATATAACACAGCAACAGTAACAACAATGTACAACAGGGCGCAAACGTTTACAGGTATCAACAATTTGAATGGACTAAAAACCAAAAACAAAAATTCATTTTTAGAGGCGGTTAATGAAATTGCAACAAAATTGACAACTGAAATTTCGGACAGAATGGACGGACACGATTCACTGTCGGACAGAATAAACACCGAAACAGGAGAACGGCAGGCGGCGGATATGCAGTTGAGTGCACGTATTAACGCAATAGGCAACAAAGCACCGCAGAACCACGCAAGCACGGGTACAACATACGGTGTGGGTGACGCAACCAATTACGGACATTTGAAATTGTCGGACAGTGTAAGTTCAAGTAATTCAACAGGTAACGGTTGTGCGGCTACACCCAAAGCCACCAAGATTGCCTATGACAAAGCGGTTGAGGCATACGAGTTGGCAGACGGCAAATTAGACGCTAATTTTGTATCTAATGGCTATGCAGGTATTGATGAAGTCACAACAACGCTGAACGATATGTGGAGTGACAGGGTAGCACCGCCGACAACGATTACAATATCAAGTAGTACATCAAAACATATGCTAACAGCTGATTATTACTGTAGTGGCACAAACGACCAAACAGTGATTAATAATGCTATATCAGCATTGCCGTCAACTGGCGGCAAAATTGTATTATTAGAGGGTACCTACAATATCGGTGGGACAATAACGATAAATAAATCAAATGTAACAATACAGGGATTAGGTCACAACGTAATACTGAAAACGGCAACATCAACAACGGCGTTAAAGATGTTTGGCATTAGCAATGCTACAGGACTGATTATTTCAGATATAGTCATAGACTACGCAAATAATACGTCGGCTGACTGTATAGCAATTCAGTTGTATTCATCAGATAATGTTATTATAGAACACATCAATATACTAAATAACAAAGGAAACGGCATAGAGTGGTTTAACTGCAATTATACACGTTTTAGCGACATATCATTTATAAATGTTAGACAGTGTATATGGGACAGGGGACGCAACCATTCATCGATAATTGACAAATGGATTGTTGATACAGTCACAAACGGTATCACATTAGATTCATCGTCTACGTTAAATAAAATCGTCGATTGCATCGTTCGTTCGGCAACAGATAACGGAATAAAATCAGATGCCGCATACACAATGATTAATGACAATATTGTATATGGTTGTTCAAATGGTATAACTGTCAACGGTAATTGTTCAACAGTTGCAGATAATAATGTCCGTGATAGTGATATAGGAATATCAGTTAACGGTAAATACGTTAATGTATCGGGTAATACTGCAATTCGTGCTGACGATAGCGGTAACGTATCGTCATATAGCAGTAGCCAATACACAATATCAATGGGTTCATCATCTGCAAATTGTTTGGTAATAGGTAATATTATCAGTGGCAAAAACTACACCAATAATGGCGCGTCGACCAACACATTTGCAAACAATAAATATTAATGGGGGTGCTGATGATGAAATATAGATTTTATGGCGATTTGTTGCAGTTGGTTAAATATGAACTGACTGTAACAAATAAAATTGACTATCCGGACGAAACTACGGCAGAAACAACTGAAACGTTGACGGCGTGTACGGATAGTGAACGTGACGAACTGTTACAACATTATCCGACGGCAACAGTAACCACCGTAGATAATACAGGTTACGAATGGTTAGACGGAATGCAATTTACACAGGAACAGTTGGCGGACGGCGAGTTGGAACAGGCAATCGAAATGGGCGAAACCGCCTACAATGAAATGAAAAACGCACCGTCACAGGACGAAATCAACGCAATGCTGATGTTACAGATTGCGGAACTGAAAGCAGGTGTAAGCGGTGAATAAAGCGTTAATCAAGAAGTACTATCAAATGGGTATTTACAAAGAGAAACACCTTGACATATTCATCAAGGCGGGAGATATAACGAAAGCAGAAAAACGAGAGATTATGGAGGGTTAACATGGAAAATGAAAAAGAAGTGTGGGAGCGTCTGACTGCCGTAGAGCAGTCCACCAAGTCGGCACACCACAGAATTGACGGTATCGAAAAACTGACAGAAAGTGTTCATATAATTGCTACTGAAACTAAAGCAATGAGAGAGGACGTAAACGATATTACATCACGGGTAGACGAAATAGAAAAACGTCCTACAAAGCGATACGAAACGGTAGTTACCGCCATTATTACGGCAATAGTGGGCGGTTTGATAGGTTATTTTGTTAAAATGTTAGGATTTTAGTATTTTAGGAGGTATGTAAAAATGAAAGATTGGTTTAAAGCGGCAGGAATAAGAGCAATCAAGACGATTGCACAGACAGCGATTGCGACAATCGGTACGGCCGCCGTACTGGGTGACGTCAACTGGGTAATGGTTGCGTCAGCGGCGGCATTGGCAGGCGTACTGTCGTTGCTGACATCAGTTGCGACGGGATTGCCGGAAGTAAATAACGAAAAGGAGTGATTGAATATGACGGATAAAATTTTTATAAATGCAGTAAAAACATTAATCGCAAACTATTTTAACAATAATGTTGATGTGACAGACGGTAAGAAAATCACCGCAGACGATGTATATATCGTTTGGAGCTGTAAGACGCTACAGAATTTTAAAGCATTAGCGTCAACAACCGTATCGGACGGAATGTATTATGAAATTACATACAACGGCGATAAAAACGAGATATATTTTGACGCGTACAAGAAGTGGAAAAATATGACGGTAAAGGAGTGGTAATTTATGCGCATTGGAATTAATTGTGGACATACCGTAAGCGGACAAGTTGGTTGTGGCGCGGTAGACTACATAGACGAAAGCGTGGAGGCACGAAATGTCGGTTATGCACTTGAAGATTTACTTAAAAAAGCAGGTCATACAGTATATGACTGTACAAACGATTACGCACCGACAGTAAGTTCAAATTTAAAACAGATAGTTGATATGGCAAATTCACAGTCACTTGACTTGTTTGTATCAATTCACTTTAACAGTGGCGGTGGGCAAGGTACAGAGGTGTGGACTTACGGCGGCAAAAAGTTTGATGAGGCAACAAATACTTGCAAGGCAATAAGTGAATTGGGTTTTAAAAACAGAGGTATTAAAGACGGCTCTAAGCTGTATGTGGTACATCACAGTGACGCGAAAGCTATGCTTGTAGAAGTGTGTTTTGTTGATACGGACGACGCAGAAAAATATAAAAAGATTGGTGCGGCAGAGTTCGCAAAAGCAATTTTCAAAGGAATAACAGGGCAGGAAACAGAAAGCGAGGATTTAACAATGTCACAATATACAGAATTGAAATCATTAATCGAAAAACAGGCGGCGGAAATTGCCGAATTAAAAGACGTAAATAAACAGTTGGTAAACGTAGTACAAACTACTATGATTTACGACTACAACGATAATAATATGCCGCCTTGGGCAAGACCAGCAGTCCAATCCGCAATGGATTGCGGAGCGGTACAGGGTGATGAGAACGGCAGATTAGGTTTATCCTACAAAGATTTACGTGCCATTGTACGTGAATATCGTTGCGGATTGTATAATAAATAGGATAAAAAATAGGTGGCTACGTGCCACCTATTTTTTATTTGTTTTCGTTTATGCGGTTTATTGCGTCAATTAGTAACTTTTCCGCCCAAACAGGCGGTTTTCTGTCGCCCTTTTCCCAATGGGCGAGAGTGCCTAAAGGGATTTCAAACCGTCTTGATAGTTCAGCTTGCGTCAGACCTGCCGCAAGTCGAGCTTGTTTTATTTTGCAATCCATATATTATCACCTTTTATTCTATATCCCCTGTCATTTGAATGACAGGGGATAAGTTTAATTAATCTTCAATTTCAAAATTGATAAATCTTTCAACTTCGTTTTCTTCATCATCTGTTACAACAATTTCATCATCAACGATTTCAGCGTTTAGGTTGTTGTTTCTGATTTGTTCAATTAGAAAATCTTTGTATA